TGGTACCATTCTTGATAAGACTTGTTGTAGTTTAAGGTGAGTGAGCTGGATCATATCCGCAAAGCCCGTTACTCTACCGACTAAGCTTTCAATCTTACCGCGGTACATACTTGGTGCGCAAATGCTATAGTTCATGCGTACTTTAGTGCTATCACTCTTAGGGCGAGTCATATTTTCCGCAACTCCCCATTCCAGCAGTACATCACTGCCGACTACTTTTACCCCTTCGTAAACGACCTCTATTGAGCGAGATAGCTTGGAATATTCCATAGTTTCAGACACAGGAGGATTGAAGGTATCATCTTTTTTGATAATCTTACTCCCGCCAGAGCCTGTTGTTTTAAGCTTGTACACTTCGTTCGCGAATGTCTTGTAATTAAAATACAATACTTTAACAAAATTGTTGTCCGCCCGATCCCGAGACGAAGAACCGTTACCAAACTTTGAAGTCCTAGAACTCTTATCGATTTCACTTAGATCCATATCTGGATAAATCTTCATCAATTCGTTCACGGGGATTTCCTTAACTTCTCCTACATAATAAATGTCTTCAAAATAAGGAGAGTCCGTTGCGGAGTATACTAAGTTAGCGGGGTCAACATAGTTGATTTCCACACCTGTGCTCTCGTTAAAATTATGCTTGACGGCACCAATACCGATAACGGTTAGATCCTTAGTGATTCGTTTCTTGACGTCATCATAACGATTATCCGCTAATGTAACACTAATAGCTTGCTCCGCTGCAATTTCCACACCTTGCTTGTAGTTAAGCTGCATGTGCAGATCCAACTCCTCTTTCGAGCCAGGCAACTCAGCTGGGTTGTTCTCGTATAGGTTAATATTAGTACCCGCTAGTATGGCGTTGAGCATTGGGGCAGAGCGCATATCCTTAAGCACTGATTTCATATAAGCTGAGCGCTTATTCATTCCGTGCTGGTCTTGTGTAAATGTTTTTACTTGGAAAGCTCGTTCTGAGATCCCGTTGACTACAATGTCAACAAACTTTGAGATAATGGGTACGGGCTTCCAGTCCAGGTTCAAATAAGATAGATCCCCGTTGATCGATAGCTCATCTTTGTATTTCCCGATGGGTTGTTCTCCCCGAGCGTAAAGACGCAACAGATGAAACGAATCCCCAGTGGATGCGTATTTATTAGAGCCGCTGGCTCCGTTAAACCACTCGCGCTCAATAGCGGAGCTAACCTTTAACCCGTACTCATGAGAAGCTTTCTCTTTGTCGCCCGCGGTCTGGGATGGGAAATAACTATTTGTAACTGACTCAGCCATAATTGTTAATTATTCTTGATCGTGATCCAGTATTAGAGTACTGGGCCATGCTTATGTTTACTTGTTCTCTTTCAATTTTATTACTCGGCGTATATAAATGTTTGTTGCAGGCCATAATAGCTAGTCCTGAACTGATCGCAGCGTCAAACTTAGTACGCTTTGTTATATCAAATTTACTCCAATCGTTTAGCGTTCTGTTGAAGTACATGGTTCCGCATGACCCGTCTTCCTTGAGTCCCACGAAGTTTTGTATATACATCTCAATCGCTGCAGCGTGTGCCTGCTTAATATCTTCACTCGAGTTAGGTATTCCACCTATTTCTCTTTCCGTTACCGAAAGCTTATTAATAGCTTTGTCTGGGCGGTTCATTGAGAATCCTCGGTATCCTCGCCTGCGTAGGTAATACAACAGTCGAGGCTTGTTGTTCTCTGCTAATAGCGGCATCCCGTAGAACACTAGCGCCATAAGAACATCTTCGAAAAACATCTCCGCTGTTTGAGGGCGGGCAACGTATTCTAAGAAAAACTGGTTTGGCGGGCAATCCTCCATAGAGAATCTTGTCAAACCGTGCAACGCTCCTTTAGAGCCTCTGCCATCTGTAGTTCCGGATATGTCATATGAGTCACATCCAAATGCGCCCATGTGCTCGTTACCGGGACACTTAACCCCATTCTTAACCACCACGCTATTTTGTATGGCTAGTGGCGGAATCCACGAGAGCTTAAACCTTCCTTTTGCATCAGGGTTAAACACAACCCTAGAATCTTTGATGCCGTCCTCCCACTGAAAATTACCAGTACTCACTACATTAGTATTACGCAAGTCTTCGTTATAATCAATCTGATCGTAGATTTTTGCTAGATTAAATATACTATCTTTTGTTTCGTCTCGAAAAGCATGCTCCGTCGACCTAGGAAATTGACGGTAGAATTCATTCAACCCGTCCTGGTCCTCTTTAAGACCTTCAACTTCGTTTTCCCAATGTTCTATAACCCCCACATCTACAACCTCACCAAATGGACCGTAAACATCCTCTGCAGGCGTGTCGAAGACCGGCATGCCGTGCTCATCGATAAACCCCTCGTAGTTCCACTCCATGGGAATAAACAAGCTGTATAATCCAGACTTTGTTTGTCCGTTGCGGTTTCTCTTCGAAACGTTTGATCCCTCAAACAGCCCTTTGAAGTTATTACCTCCTTTGTCTAGCGCATTTGAAGTGCTACCCATTAAACACTTGCCGATAATACGGCTACCCAAACGAAGACAAGTTTTTGTAACCCGCCAGTTGTTTAATATGTTATCAGGCTTCTCCCACTTACCGCTCTCATCATGCACCAATAACTTTAGTTTCTCGCCATCATAGGAGTTATCTCCTGTATTCTTCCAATCGATAGTCGTATCTAGCCCCTGTAGCGCCTCGAGATCCGAGTGTGTGTGTAAAGACTTACGCGTAAACTTAGACGCCGGAACCCTGTAAGCAAGTTCAGATTTAGGTCTGTCCATACCATCCTGTATGGGCTTAAAGAAAAATGGATAGTTGACCGACATAGGAACAACCTTATCCGTGAACATCTTCTTAGCATCAGAACCCGACTTAGACAAAATACCAAACCTGGAGTCTGAAGAAATAGTAGCTTGGTTTACGGTCTCAGCACTTGACATGAAGCTGAAGCCACTCCGTCTATTCTTAAGGTAGCACATGCCATAGCTTCTCACGTCCGCTTTGCATGCTTCCCAGAATATAAAGAAGAGTCTGTTTGCCTCTCTAAAGTCTGGTTTGCCGACGTCTGTTTTGGACCACTGAAGGTACATGTAGTGGCTACCAGTAATATAAGTGTCAACACCTTTATTAGAAAACCAGTAGCCTTCGTCACGCCTTTTAAATTCATTGTTTATATAGTCTTCCCATTCTTCCTTAAAGGCCTCTGGATATTTTTTCCAGTCAAATATATTCTTAATGTTCTTCAACTCCTCTGGATACTGCGTGGCTATCCATTTGTTTTTCCCTAAATTATTATCCTTCTCCGCTTTCTTAACCTTAGGTAAGGCAACAACTAGCCCTTGAATATCATATATCTCTCCAATCTGACCGGTTTTACTGATAACAATGATATCATGCTCCTTGTCATATCCGTATTCCCACTTCTTAGCTGCATTCATGCGACTCACCGTCGATAGCTTAAGGGGTTGAACCGTACGCACTAGTGTCTGTTTGTACATTACTTAGATCGCTTTTCCGCAAACCCGCTAAAGGATTCAGTTGTTCCCTTGTTTACAGGCTTACCGGTTATCATAGACTCCTCTTCCTCGATTCTATTTAGAATCTCAAACGCGTCGAAGATAGCGAGCTTTTTTGTAGCTGCTGCATTCTTCAACTTGTCGGCACTGAGGTCATCCTCTGAATCTACGATAGGCTCATGGGCCACTTTAACTAACTCCTCAATTGCCTTGCGACCAGCTTTGATTATACTCTCTTTCGTTTCCTTTGCGCTCATATTTAATAGAAATATCCCCTGAACGGATCCTATACAAGCGCTGGCCATCGACCATAAACTCATACTCACTGTCTGGGGTGAAACCAACAACATCGCCCTCTACAATACCCATCCCCGCTATTGTCTTATCAGTGTACTTGATAATCCCCTTGTGCGGATGCTCTTTGTCTAACGTGGTTTCGTCATTAGATTTTAGTGGCTTTACAAAGCAGAAGCCCTCTACGGCCTTCCACTCGTTACTTCTTTTGTACAAGAATATCTGGTCCGGTTGGCAGAAGAATGTGTCTTCATTAAAATAGCTAGTGCTATTTCGTTCATTGCCGCGGACGTCCCTGAAGCGTCTGAATACGTTGTGGTGCAAAATCACCTTATCTCCGGATAATAAGCCCTTAGAGCCCATGATAGGCGGCTCTACGACCACACCTTCTCTGCTGACATACTGATGGTTCTGCATGTCTGAGTTAAGAATAAGTTTTGCATCCCCCACTTCTCTAACATTAGTAGATCTCCCTTCTGCCGGGGTAACCATAAAGTTATAAGGTGATTTCACTTCAGTATTTTAACTTATACTCCACAGCTATAGCCATGTTCTTGTTAAATCCCTTCCAGGGTAATACCTCTTCGCCTTTACGTATGTAAATACTGAATTTATCGCCCTCTTCAATTATATCACAAATGCAATGCCCGCCGTAGACCTCTTGACCTACGGCGTAATGCATTGCTTCGTTTTTATAATCCCTACCGATGCTAATCTTGCGGATTAGACTACTCACCTTCAGTGACCTCCTCGGCTTCAGGAACCGTGATGGCCCCATCTTCGATGTTGATGGACACTTGGCCGTAAACCTCTTCTAGTCCTTTTTGAAACTCGCGCATGGACGTCTGCACTTCTGCATACGCGCTAATAGCTTGGTTCTTTTGTAACTCTAACTTACCTAGTTCCATTTGAACTTGGTTAAGCTTACCTACAAATTCCTGGAGCTCAACAAGCTCTTCTGGTGTGATTTTCTCTACTTTTGACATTATATTTAATTTAATTGGTTATAATACTATTATTTATATCACCTGTATAAGGGAATGTTAAGATTTTCTTATACCGTGAAGCCTGGGAAAGCATAATCCACCCCGTTTACAGTCACTTTCATCCACACATCTGGTGTGCCTAGAACGCGATCAGCCGACGCTGTGTTAGTCAAAACCTTGTGCCCCGCAGCTAGAGTAGCTAGAGTAATAGTTGGGGTGGCTGTGGAATCGATTTGGGCTGTGCCTGTGGCTGCTAAGTTTCCTGACGCAGACACATCTACTGCCACTACGTTACCTGATGCGGATACATCTACCGCTGCAAAATTGCCTGCAACATGCAGCTGAGCCGTTGGGTTGGCGGTATTAATACCTACGTTTTTATTAGCGGCGCACACAATCATGTCCAACGACGTGCCTAGCCCTAACTTAATATCAGAAGTATCCGTCCCGTGGAAGAACATAGTTCTGGTGGTGGCATTGTAAATATTGACGGGGGATGGTC